AATAAAAAAATAAGCAAACTTACATTTCTGTAAACCCACTTATTTGAATGTTTTGGCAGGGGTAGTAGGATTTGAACCTACAGCCAATGGTTTTGGAGACCACTACTCTACCGTTGAGCCATACCCAACCGTTTATATAACTACATTGAAGCCTATTTTCCGTTCCAATACTTCAATGGTTCACTCACTTTTTATTAAGTTCTATTATACACTCAAATCTAGTTATATTTCAAGTCTCTTTATTTACTTTTTACAATACTTAATTTAGATATTTTTCAATACACATCTTAAATACTCTAAAAAATAAAAGGTAGTACAAAAATGGGATATTGCATTTTACAATATCCCAAAAAATTATTTATAGTGTTATTTCTCTCGGATCACATTGCACACATTTCATTGTTGGATTCTCGTATAGATATAAATTTCTTTTATTTACGCTTATAATACAAGGTTGTATATGATATTTATCATTATTTTTTGCATAGTCAAAAGCAGATTCAATTGATAAATTATCATTTATTATATTTAATTTACCCTTATTAGGATAATTACCATTATAATATGATATAAAATGATATAAAAATTCATCATATTCATAATCATCACATGCAAGTGTTGGCATATTCTTTTCATTCCCAGAAATAGTAATTGAATTGTCAACATTTATTTGTAATGCATTCCCTGAGTAACATTGCCCTTGTACAATAATCTTTTTACAGTTAATATTATTTAAATATTGTGCAAATATTGTTTGAGATAAAGTATCATAACTTGTCCACATATTTATAATAGCCTCTTGATTATTTTGTAAATCTCCGTGATTGCTAATTATAATAAATAATAAATCATCCTCGTTGACTATATTCTTATAATGTAATAATTTATTTAATATATTATTACTTGTTGCCGCATTAGTATTTACTATAAAAGTATTTTCAGAATCTTTTACATAAATAAGATTTCTTCCATCGGCATAAAATATTTCTATATTATCTTTAATATATGATAATTTATTTATTAAAACATCATATATATATCCCAGATCATTACTATATCTTACAAAATTATGTTCTTCATCAATACCACCGGATATTAATAATGCATACTTGTTCATCTTTTGTCCCCTTATTTTTAAACTCTAAATTTTCCCATTAAAATGTTATTATTAGGTTTCCACTTACCTTCTACAAAACACCTTACATCTTTACTAATTATAAACCAATATTCACAATAATGTGACCAATTAGCTACATTAATTGGGTCAACAAAAATTAGCCATCCATTAAAATTATATTCATTGCTAAAAATTTTATTGTTAAAAGTGTCTTTTACATCATTTATTTTCATAGATTCATATGATATATAAAAATTACAAAAATCTAGTGTGTAATTCTTAAATAAATTTTTAGCAATATCTATTGCTTCTTTTTTAGTAACAATATCATTATATTTATCTATAGCAGATATCTCCTCTCTTTTAAAGAAGTAACTCATATTAGATTTATATATATTGTTCCCTTTATTTATACCAAAATATTCAGCTTCAATGTTAATTTCGGTTATAGATTCAACATTTCCATAACAAGTCATTCCTCCCATACTTCTTCATCTCCTATTTTTATAATTTCATATGGTTGTACAGATTGTATAATAAAAGGAGAATGTGTAGTTACTATAAATTGACAATTAGGTAATAGTTTTTTTAAACTAGGAAGAATATTTAATTGCCACTTAGGATGTAAATGACAATCTATTTCATCAATTAAAATTACTGCTTCCATTTTAAGAAAATTTTCAGAAGATCCATCTTCACTTGAAAATCTATATAAAATTTCGCCCAAAATAATAAATAAACTTTTAAATCCATCACTCAATTTATCAATACTAATATCTTCACCTTTAATGTCAAATATAACATCACCATTTTCAGTAATTTTTTTAAAACCATATGGATTATATAAAACATTTAATGCATTTATTACCTGATTCAATATTTGATCATATTTACCAGAAGAATCTTTAAGTCTTTTGTAATCAAGATTTACCAACCATTGTTTAACATATTGAAATTTATTATTTAAAATATTATTATTTAAAATTGAATTAGAAAGTGTATTAGCTTTAATATTTGAATTATTTGTTTCTAAACTTGGTCCCTCTATTTTAATTTGAGGCAAAAAACGAAACGTATCAAAATAAATTATTCTTCCACCTTTAAAATTATTGCTTATAAATTGTTTTATAAATTGTACATAATATTCTCTTTTTTTATCATCGTCGTATTTATTAGGATAAATTAATGCACTTTGTATTGATAAATCTTGTTTTGCATATAATACAATAAATTCCTCATTTATTATTTCTTTTTTTCCAATCAAATCATAGCTTTCTTGTTCATTAAAAGCTATTTCTAAACTAATTTGCATAAAATCACCATTTAAATTAATACTATTTATATCAAAAAGTTCTCCGCCATATATAGGATTTAATGATGTTAAAACATTTACTATAGATTTAAGAATAGTAGATTTCCCAGCACCATTAACTCCTACTAATACACATGTAGATAATGGTTCATTATTTTCATTATTTTCATGATTTAAAAAACTTATATCTTTATTACTAAAACACTTTACATTTCTTAGTTGTAAATTTTTAATCTTCATAATTACTGCCCCCGCTATATTATATTTTTAATAATATAATCTTCCTACATATATTTTATATTTTTATCATTTATACTTCAATACAATTATTGTTCTTATATTTTATTTACTAGTTCAAATAAACATAATTTACTACACATTTAATGAAATGTAATTATTGCACCTATGATTGTAATTATTACTGCACCTAAAACAGTTCTCCAAATCCAAGTAATATTATCTTTCATTTCTGTTATATCCTTAGAATTTTGTTTACTTGTTGTATATGCTTCATTAGCTTTATCTTTCAAACTGGTAAAATCATCAAGCTTAGTTTCCATCCGAACCACTCTCTCCAAAATTTCTTGTATTACATCGTTGTTTTCCATCGCCACACCTCCTAAAAAAAGTATAAAAAAATAACACCTAATTAGTTGGTGTTGGATTTAATTTATTATTAATATAAGTTTCTATAGCAGTAACATGTGCTAATAAATCTGCATCCATGACTACAAAACTTTCCTTAACATTATTCTTTGTTATATTTCCCTCTGTATCTATTACAGCATAAGCATATGTAAGTATTTTACCTACATCCTGAGTAATAACTGCAAAACCTGTTTCTTTATTCATTATCATTACCTCCCTAAAAATTTAATAAATTATCAGCTAAATTTATATCTTTCAATAAAATATCTGCTAAATCTGAACTACTATGTTTATCCAATAATTTTGTTATATCATCATTGGTAGTTTTCTTTAATAAATTCTGTTTTACGCTATCAGCATGATCAAATCTTATATATTCAAATCCACGTCTTTTAGCTACAATTTCCCAAGAGAATTCTATATCTTTATCTGTTGTAACAATAAAATACCCTTCATATTTTTCTATTTTATAATTACAACTTTCTTCAGGATAAAATTTAACATGATATGCTTGTTCTAAATTAATGGATTCTTGCACTATATCATCAAGATATACTACACATTGACCGTTTATAACTTGTCCAAAGCCTAAATCTCCTAAGTATACTTCTGGTAATTCATAGGAATGGAACAATCTATCTCCAAAATGCTTCGTAGATTGTTGGCAATTCTTACTTCCGCTGACGCTTAGATTCACACAATTAAGATTTCCAACTCCAGTAACATCCCAACCCTGATGTTCTAAATTTCCATAGATATTATTGCCACCATCAGCCACAGATTGTATATATAGAGCTGTTTCTGAATCAACATCTATATTGATTTTATCATGTACATTAAAAGGTACATGGACTGTTGCATCCAATATATCATTATAAGCATAATTATTTACAACAATTGCAGGTTTAGCTGTTGAACCGTCATCATTTCTTGCTTCCATCATAACAGAACAATTTTTTTCAGCTATAAGTCCAACAGAAGGTGCTCCAGTAAAATCACCATTTTCATCTTGGTCTCTCATGGAAGATATTGAACCAACTTGTAATCCAAGCCCAAGCCAATCATAAAAATCTATATTTTCAGAATGGAAATCTATCGCTTTTTGTGGCATACTTGCAATTGTATTATCGTACATGGTCATATGACCATTATCCAAACTAATAGCAAAAGTTCCATCTAAGCTTGTAATCGTACCCGTCTTTATTAAATTTGCATTGATAATACCTGAAGTAATTTCATCTGCAACAAATCCCTTACCAGTTCCAAAAGTTCTCCATCGCCAGCCAGATTCATCTTTCTCACTTGCTATAGCAAATATTCCACAACCAAGATATAATGCTCCATAATCAGAACTAGATGCATTCGTATTTTCTAGTAATATTCCTTTACCTTCTATAACTTGAGCATTACTAAAACTTCCACTTGATAAAATTTGATTTTTAAGGGTATCTATAATACCTTCTAAAGAAAATGTATTTATATTTTTATTTGCAGTTAAGCAACTTTGTAATATTTGTGCATATCTCTGTAATGCTAATTGTCTATCTGTAATACTCCCAAATTTATTATCTAAAGTAATTTTTACGTGTGCTGGATCTAATAAATCTGTTTCTTTTATTATAATAGTATAGTTATCATTGAAATTAATAGCATCTGCAATAATATTTACATCTGTTCCAACACTATAACCATTGAGATTTATGCCAAGTTTACTTAAATCAAGAGTATTTGAAGCTAATTGATATACTGGTTTTGCTAGATTAGTCAATTGTGCCTGTGCTGTAGTCTTTAAAATATTGACATCTGATATATCATTTAATTCTAATTTACCTTCAATAATTCCAATTGCTCCTATAGCTTCTTCATTATCTAAATAATCAAGTCCATTATTAACATCAGAAATAGTTAGTCCATCTTTTCCAATAGGTATTATCCTTGTAATTATATTAGATGTATCTTTTTTCCATTTTAAATCTTTCATATTTTGACATAAAACAATATCATCACTAGAACCACTATAAAGTTGTATATAATCTAAATATCTAATATTATCAACTTTTCTAACTCTTAAATAACCTTCACCAATGCTATTTACTATATTTGATAGGATGCAATTTAAAGTATTTTCATACTTAGTTTGGCAAGAAATTTCATTATCATATTCTATATCACCTAATGTAAATTGTTTATCTGGAGATGTCTTATTATTATGATTATCTATAATTTGCTGCATAAATAATTGGACTGTCATATTTTCAATATCCCATGCTCTAACACAAGTATCATTGAGATATGCCATTTCACTTTCACATTTTACATCTCTATAAAACAAACCAGTATTATCCATATTTTCTTCAGCATCATAAACTCTACCTTCAAATAATATCTCGTCTGTATCAAAATCTTCTACTGTGATAAGTGTTACCATATTAGTAATTTGATTATAGCCCTCATTATTTATTGTAATAGTGAAATTGAAATTGCTGACTTGCCCTGCATTTTCAGTTAAATTCATCTTTTTTAAATAATTAAGATTCAATTCTGTTGAAGGATAGTTAATAATTGTTTCTACATTATTGTTAAAAATACTTACCTTATAAATATTACGCACCTCCTTTTTTCAAAAAATAAAAAAATATATACAAAAATCGTATATACCTTAAAATTTAATTATGTACATTAAAGCAATATTTTTTGGTCTAGTCTCTGCTCCACCTGTACTTCCCGTAGTTCCAGCATTTGTTGAACCATTACCAGCCCATGTCCATCCACTTCCACTAGATCCAACACCACCAATCTGTGTATGTGTATGAGATTTTAAGCTATCTTGCTGTGTACTTCCTAATTCTCTTCCACTGTCAACTCCTGCTCCATGGTCGTAACCTCTTACAAAATAACCTCTTAAATCAGGTAATTTAAACGTTGTACTACCATCACCTGCTCCATAAGTTGTACCAATGACAGAAAACAAATTATTATATGTATTTCTACTTATTATACTACCATTACACTCTAACCAGCCTATAGGTATTATTCCACCTGCAAATGCATGTACTGCTCCCGTTGGTACTAAAAATGTAGAATCTTTATTATCTAATAAATCTGCATCTAATCCCGAACCACTACCATCTACGATTTCAATTTTTGATAATACATCATTAGCATTATAATTAGCTTCATCATTAGAAATTCTATTATTAATATCATCTATATCTGATAATATTTTAGGTTTCACATTATCACTTCCCTTTTACATATAAATCCTATACTTTATTTTTTCACCGATATCTAATGACCATCCATTTAATGTTAATGTTTTAGCACTAGCATTCAATGTATAATGGTCTCCTTCATCTAATAAACATCCTTCCAAGAATGCATCTATTGTACACTGTGTTAAATCTATATTGGCTGCACTTAAAGTAACCGTTGTTGTATTATTAGATGTAGCTGTAAAAGTTTGTTTCACTTTTAATTGATTAAGCCTGCTATCATACTGGTTTACAGAATTTAAAGCAGTAGTCAAAGCACTAAAATTATTACTACTCTCCACACTAGCTTCATTTAGAATCCCTTTTTTAACAGGAAAACTAAATGTCACACTTGTAAGTCTTCCGTTACTAGAATATATAACTATTTCCGCATTAACATTTCCTACTACAGATATATCTGCTGTTTGGAATTTATAACTAATTTGTCCTTCTATAGCATTTACAATTGTCATATCTGCAAATGTTGATGTATTATCTACTCTTCCTAAAGAAATTTTAGCTGTTAAAGCAGTTAAATCAAATGAAACTCCATTATTCATTAACGTTATGTTTAAAGTACATAAATTACTATCTCCCACTGTTGGACTAAACTGTGGAATATATCCTGCACTAGGATTATTTATATCTAAAATAATTGGAATGTTATCCAAATCATTCACCTCACTATAATCGCCTAAAATTAGGTGTTATTTCAATTTTACTTATATTACCATTAAAAGAGATTATATTTTGTCCACTTTCTAAATATAAGTAATTTAAATCTTTATATGTAGTTGTATTTATTGCGTATGTTTTTCCATTAAGGATAAAATTTCCTGTACCATTAGAATAAATTCTAATATTAGGGCTACTATAAATATAAGGATTATATATATTTATAGGTGTAATAACAGTTATTTTTTCATTATTTCTACAATATTTAAATGGGTCATTACAAGTAAAAGTAACTGTTAAATCTCCATTATCGACAAATTCATCAAAACTCGGAACATCCTCAACTCTTGCCAAAAAATAATAATCGGGCATGAAATCAAATATCAATTGACTTTGCCCTGTATTTATTAGCCACTCTAAGATTGAAGAATATAAGTCATGCAGATCTGTCATATCTTTACTAATTAATAAAAACTTAATAACAATCGTTCTTGTGTCATAAATTATATGATTATTAGTTCCAATCATATTTAAATCGTATTGCCCATTTTGGTATGGTACTGAATCCTTATTTACTTTAGGTTTTGCACCATTTATATGTTTCTCTTCTATATATAATCCAAAATCATTAAAACTATTTTTGCCATTAAACGTTACTCCAAGCTGGATCATAACCTATATTCCTCCCATCTTGTTGTGTTTTCTTTTCCTGTAATTCACTTATATCTTCATAAGTTTCCTGAGCAATTACTCTACTATTAAGTATAGTTTGATGTATATATGGTTGTTTAGGTTTATTGTTATTTGCAGTATTGACATTAGCACTTCCTTCTATTTTAGAACCTGCTATATTATTAGAATTTAATTTCATACCAACACTCATATCCGTTGATAATCCTTTTATTGCATCAGTAACCTTATATTTATTTTTATCAATTCCATTAGCTAAACCACCCATAAAATCTGGCATCCAACTCTCATAGTCGGTCAGTGAACCTTCATCTGGTACTGAAAAATGTAAGAAGCTTCTTATTTTATCTGCAACTCCACTAACAGCATTAATAATTCCACCAATTCCGCTCATAATACCATTTTTTAAACCATTAATAAAATCTCTACCCCAATTTAATGCACGACCTGGTAAAGAAGTAATAAAACCAATAGCACCATTAAATCCACTACTAATAACACCACCTATAGTACCCATAACAGAAGATATACCGTTTCTTAATCCATTTATCATATTAGATCCAAATTGTACAAATCTACTAGGTAAACTAGAAAACCAATTTACTACAGAATTAAATGCATTTCTTATTCCATTACCAGCACTTTCAACTCCACTTACTAAATTATGAAAAAATCCAATTATTGCATTTATTGCTCCCATAATAAACGATTTAACAAAACTAAAAACAGAATTTACTCCATTTCTAAACCATTCATTTTTATTGTAGAGTAAAACTAAAGCCGCAACCAAAGCACCTATAGCAATAATAACAATCGTTATTGGATTAAGTGACATAGCAAGATTTAAAGCATACTGTGCAATTGTTTGTGCCCCAGTAGCTACCGTAGAAAGAACCATTTGAGCCTTTTGTGCTATCCACGCTATAGCCTGTTTACCCAACTCCAATGTCATCTTCGCTAAATTAATTGCTCCTTGTGCTGCCGCCTTTCCAAAATCTAATAATGCAGAAGCACCACTTTTAGCTAGTCCACCTATTTTAGTTAATCCACTACCTAATGTATTAAGTACACTAGAACCAAAATTTGATATTCTAGTACTTACAGATAAAACTCCATCTTGCAAATACATAAATGCTATTCTAGCTGTATCTATTTTATCTTTTACATTACTTATAGTAGTTGTTACTGTACTTATTGCGTTTCTAACATTATTTACAGTGCCAACTACAGTTTGTATAGTTTTCCATGTCATAAATGCTGAAGCAATACCTGTTACAACTATTCTTGTAGCTTCTCCATGCTGTGCTATCCAATCAAGTATATCCTTTAAAGTAGTTAATCCACCTTTAGCTAAATCCAATAGATTTTTTCCTAAATCACCACTAGAACCACTTAATTTAGGCATCAAATTAGTGGCTATTTGCATAATATCTTTTATAATCCCAGAGACAATAGGACTTAATGTTTTTATTGCATTTCCAGCCCCTGTTATTGATTTTTGAATAACATCTTGGATTTTTGGCATATTAGAATTAAACCACATAACTGCATTATTAAAGGCAGGCAATAACATAGTTCCAATATTTCTACCTAATGTTTCAAAATTCATTTGTGCTACTCGTACCTGATTGGCAAAAGACGTACTGAGTGTCCTACCAAAATCTCCTTGGGCATCTTTAGTTACATTCATAAGGTAGTTATATCTAAGAATTGTTTGTTCAGATTGACTCATTTTATCATAAGGCTTTTTAATTCCTTCAGCCAAAGCAAAAGCTTGTAAATTAGCTACTGACATATTAATTCCAAGAGCCTTTAACGGTTCTGTTTCTCCAGATATTCCAGACCTTATTTTTTCCCACATATCTGAAGTTCCTACATTATAGAAAGAACTCATATCTCCAGTAAGTTGAACTAAGGATTTAGACATATCTCCAGATTTTTGTTCAGTTACTCCACTAGATTTCAGCATTGCACCCATGAATCCTACCCACTGAGTACTTGCTGTTTGTGAGATACCTGCACTTTTAGCTGTTGTTTGTGTCCATGCTTCAATAGCCTTTGAACTAGATTTATATGTTTGCTCTACAACGTTTTGAGCCTCACTTAAATCACTAGCACTTTCTGCTAATTCATAGCCTTTTGTTGCTAATTCTTTGATACCAAAGCCAAGTCCTATTATGCCACCTAGTTTAAGAGCCAAACTTCCTATTTTACCAAAAGAACTTTCAAATACTCCACTTAATCCTCTAGCTTTTTCTCCAACTTTATCTATATTAGCTGATGCAGTATCTTTAAGTAGTAATTCTCCAAAAATGCTAAATAGTTTCAACAGTATAACCTCCCTTCTCTATTAGTTTTCTCATTTTTTCCGCTTCGGTTATATTTTTCATAGCCATTTCATGTATTTCTTCTTTACTTAGCTTCTTTTTATTTACATTTGCGAATGCTTGTTTTTTATAATCTTCAAAAGTTATAAAATTTTTATCGTCCATAAAAATGTGTTCCATGTTCCATTGCTGGAACAACCTGTTTTCTTGAATTTTTATATTTGCCTTCTCTATAAGCTTAATTCCTTCAGCAATATCTAAATTCATGATATAATTCATATCGTTGTATCTACTTAATAAAGTGTCTTTGCACTCAATTTCATCAAAATCATATAGTCCTAAATTTATACAAATAAAACCTATTTGAGTGCAACTTTTAAAAAATTTACTAGTTCCTCGTCATTGGAAATAGCTTGTATCATTTCAATTGTTTTTAATGGTGATTGATTTTCTATATCTTTAGCTGTACAATCATTCATATCAGCTAAAAGTTTGTATATCTCTTTTTCCGCATTACCTATATTTTCTATAAAAAGTAAAACCAATTCCATTTGAACTTTTTGTAATGCATTTGCTTTATCTGCATCTGATAAACTAGAAACATCTGTTATAAGTCCTTTTATTTCATCCTTTATATTCATCTTCTTTATAATTCTTGTTAAACTAAATAAGTCACTTGTTTTTAAACTTCTCATATTACTACCTCTTTCTATTTTTATTTTTAAATTAAAAAAGCACCCTATTAAAGAGTGCTAATAGTTAAGCCTTTGGGAATCTAATCTCATAAGGTAACTCATTTGGAGTTAACGGGTCTATATAAGCTGTAAACGTACACTTTAAAACGTTATCTGTGTCATCCTTAGTTGCCCAAGAAAGTCCATCAGTATTAAGGGTATTCTTTAATATAATTATACAAGGTTTGTTTTTTCCACTAATTTTACCGACGAGAGCTATATTGGTCAAATAGTCTCCATCTGTTATAGTAGTCTTCCCAGTGATAACGTCATAATCTGGGTCTGTTGTATCGTCTACCTCACCATGTAAAACTAATTGTAATATATTACTTGTAACTTCCAGTAAATTGGTTGCTAAAGTTATTTGTGTATCTGTTACAAATTCTAATCCTTTGGCACTTCCTTTAATACCATCTACTTTGACTTGACGTGTATTTTGTTTTACAGTAAATGTATTTCCTCCAGAAGTTGCGGAAACTAAAGCTTCTGTTTCCGTACCATAGTTTTTATATAATGCTCCACTATCAATTATGAGATTTTGTGGAGTTGTGGCAGTAAAGCCTACTGTATTTTCACTGTTCATTATGTAATTACCTACCTTTCATTTTATTGATTTATTTCATATGTTTTAACTAAAAAACGTAATTGTCTTCTTTTTATATTTACATCAGAATCATTTAAATTTAATCGACATGGATTATTCCTAAATATCTGTAAATACATATCATCTTTCATAATTTTTAATTTATTTAATTTGTTATATATATCATCTGTAAGAGTTTCAACCTCCGTAATTCCATGTTGATTACTCCAAATATCTATGTAAATCAAATTATTATTACTATATTCATTATTAGGAATACCTGTATACATCAAAATCGTAGCATAAGGATATACTTTTTTCCCCTCTGCTGCTTCCTTATCTTGTGGGTATTCATCACTATAACATTCACAAATTGGATTAATTTCTTCTATCATATAGTCATATAAATTAAGCATAATTAATTACCAATTTTAGATGATATAATTCTACTTGCAACATCACTAATTTTATCTAAGTTATCATTAATAGAACCTTCTAGTATATGTTGTGCTTTCTGTTTAGAAGTACCTAATTCTACATCTATAGCATATTCAGCCTCGGGCGTTGTCCCAATAGAAACACCATTACCACCATCATGCACTTGATGTGTTTCATGTGCCTTCATATTTCCTGAAACTACTGGAGTCCTGCTTTTATACTCAGATTCGATTAATGTTCCCCATTTCTCACATATCTCTTGTTTAGATTCTTTTAAGGCTTGTTTAACCTTTCCACCATACCAAGAAAAACTCATTATATCGCCATCCTTTCTATTTGATTTGATATACAAATATTTCTGTATAAATATCCCAAGCAATGAATTTTCTAATTTCATATTCTTCTTTACCATCTAAAGTTTTAAGAATAGAATTTATTTTTATATCAGGATCTATTCCAAAATACTCATAAAATAACCTATTGGTAACTTCAATATCATATCCATAATTTTTTAATAGTAATTCTTTATTGTAAGGTTGCTTATCAACTACAATATTTTTAACTTCTATGTCTGTAGTAACCCAATCCCCATGGAAATTTTTAGAACCACTACTTTTACTATATAATGAATAAGTTGTATTCTTTAACATATCATCACCTAACCCATCAATTTAATTTTGGGTAATGGTAATAATACCTTTACATCAGAAGATAATCCACTATTATAAGTCCCTGAACGTGAACCCTGTGAAAACTGCTTTATTCCCTCATTACCACGTTGTCTGTAATTTTCCACCACATATTGAATAACTGCATCTGAATAAATAGCTTCAATATCTACCGTATCATCTAACCTTAGATAATTTTTGATTAATGTATCTGCTTTTCTAATATAAAGATTCAACAATATATCCTCTGTCGTTCCAAGTATTATTTTTACATCATCTAAAACTGCCAAAATAATCTTACCTCCTTAAAAAGGATAAGACTATTTTTCAGCCTTATCCTTTGTATCTTTTTTATCTATAACTTTTTTAACTTCTTCTTTGACTTCCTCAAAGCCTTTTGATATTAAGTCCTGAATAACCTTTTTATTTTCGGATATTCTTATTACATTTAATTTTTTAAGCTTCATATATAATCACCTCTAATATTAAGCTAAAGCTTCTTTAACATTTAAAAAGCAATGTGCAAGCATATTATCAGGAACCCATAAATCGTGATATTTTCTGTAATCCAGTTTGTATGCTCTTGCACTTTGATTAGTCTCAGGATCAAATATTCTTATAGCATCAGTTTTAGAAACTGCTATAGGACAAGTCTGTGAGCATATCAACCAATTGATATTTTTAGCACTTACATCTGCTGTAAAACCACCAAACTCTTGACCGGCTGTCTTACCATCTTGGTATAAATAAGCAGTTTTTAATCTTGCTGAAGGAACTGCAACGATTGGATTATCATCTACCATAGTAACTTTAGTAGAATAAGTTCCACTTGCAAAATCAGTAACTTGAAGTTGTTTAGTAATCTCTGTAGAATTTTCTAAGATATTTTTAGTTATAGCACTCATTGTTATAATAAGTGGTACATCTCCCACAACATCCTTAACTGATGCAATATCTGCTTTTAACTTAGAAAGTATATCTGTTGCTACTGGAGTATATCCACCACTCGCTCTACTTCCTGCTATAGCAAGACTAGCTATTTTACTATATCTGTAGGCATCAATTTCTGGAATAACCTGTGTTCTCTGGAATTGAGACATAACGTTAGATGCAGTTGCTACAAAATTAGATTCATCCACATCATTTTCATCAATTGAGAAAGCTCTACCTCTATCCATAGTCATAGTTTTAGTTTCATATTCAAGAGTAACATCCCCTGATACAAAACCTGCTGCTCTATCATAATTTCCTAAACCACTCATAGAAATTTTAGGTATCTTTATCTCTTTTCCACCTTTATATATAACTTGTCCAGCATTTGCTTCCATCCATCCTGAAGTTGCTCCTGCTACTGCCTGTGTATCCAATGCATTTTGAAATAAACTTGTGTATTCTATATTGTTTGCCATTATTAAATTACCTCTTTCTTATATAAATTTATTTTTTTATTTCTTGTTCTTTTAAGACTACAATTACAAAAAGTCATTTATTTTAATCCAAAATATTTATTAATTTCAGCTTGTGCCTGTTCTTTTGCACTTAAATTTGTATTACCTTTTGGTGGTTTATACCCGCCTTTGAGTCTTTCTTCTGCTAAAGAATTAACTTTAGTATTTAAAACATTCTCTAAGCTTTCTAAATTCTTAGTTGTTGATTCTTCATCTTGTCCAATAAAATAATCCACTAATTCACTAGGTAATTTCTTTTCATTAGCTAGTTTTAAAGCATTATTTCTTAAACTCTCATGAACCTTATCTTTTTCAGCCTTATTAATTCTTTCAGTAAGTTCTCTAATTTGCTTTTGTTCCTCTGTTTCCTGTGGATTAGCTTTCTTAACTGCCTCATCAATAAGTTTTTGAAGGTTATTTGTTTTCCATGTTTCTAAAGACTTAGAACTATGTTTATCCTTCTCACTGTCCATAAAGCTTTTAAAGTTTGGATCATTGTTAACTTTCTCCTTAAACACATCTAAATTTGTAAATCCATTTAAGAATCCTTTAACATCCTCACCATCTTTATTTGTTTCAAAATATGTTTTTACCTCATCAAAATTTTCAATTGCCATATTATAAATTCTCCTTTCGCCCTTCTAACCTCAATAGACTAGAAACGCATCAAAAATTTTTTTATATGTTCTTTTAGTTCTACTTCATACAAAGAACCCGTTGTAATTTATTTTTTCATAATAAAAAACACTACTAATTAGCAGTGCTACTATCATTTATTCCTTTATTTTTTAACCATGTTCCATAATCTTGATAATCAATTAATTGTCTGCTCTCATTGTCTAATCTTTTGCTTGGTATCCATCCTGTATATGGAATATTTAAAAGTACACATCTACATAAAGGATGTAAAGGTGGCATAGGATGATCCTCATTAATGTCCCATACTTTACCATCATAACTTGCATCAAGTGTTGCTGTCTTCATGTCTAAAGTAGCTGACCACATTACTTGCTCACAACCAGAATTTTTACCTATTTCAAGTTGTGCCTCCGCTGCATTTCTAGCAACTTCTGTTCTGACAAGTCTCCTACTTTCATAAGCAGTAACCCCAAAAGTATCTTTTATTTCTTTAGATATTTTATCTATTGTAGTTTTTCCTGTACTCGCTTCGTTAATAAGTCTATATAATTTATCTATCATACTTGCTTTATTTTTCCATATTCTATCTGAAAACATTTCTCCTTTATAAACACGATTTACTTCTGTATCTATAAATTCTTTCTTTAATATAGAAAAATTTGTATCAATATTAATTCCAAAGCCTTCCATAACATAAGCACTTTTATAATATGTATCTTTCCATGTCTGTTCCAATATATCTGTGACCTT